CCCGAACCAGTTAGAAACCGGCGAGGGCTTTTTAATTTGTCGCAACGTCCCGATTGCACGGACCGGCACGCAGGAATATTTAGCGCAGGAAGTCGGCAAGGACGGCGGCGGCATCGTCAAGGTACTGCGGCCCGAGTCGGAAGTCTTCAGCCCTGCGGCGCTTGCGTCGTTTGAAGGAAAGCCCTTCACGAACGACCATCCGCCGGTCATGCTGACGCCGGAGAACGTTTCCGGCTACGAGGTCGGACACGTCCAGAACGTCCGGCGCGGCTCGGGCGAATGGTCGGACTTTGTCGTCGCGGACATCCACATACACGACGCGGCGACGATAAGCGCTGTGGAAAACGGAAAGCGTCAGATTTCCGCCGGGTACGAGGTGGAGTACAAGGACAACGGCGACGGGACATTGACGCAGACCAACATCAGAGGGAACCATGTTGCACTTGTGGACGAAGCAAGGGCGGGCGACCGCGCGGCAATCATGGACTCAAATAAAACCAAGGCGGAAGAACCGCCGGAAAGGAAGAGAAAACACATGAGCAAGAGAAACAGCTTTTGGAATCTGTTCGGCGCCGCCGCTTCCGGCAAGACCGCCGAGGAGATCACCGAGCTTGGCGCGGTCATGGATGAAGCACTCGCGGACGCGGAGAGCAAGCCGGAAGGCGAAAAGCCCGCAGAACCCGAGGGAGAACCCGCCGCAAAGGACGGGGACAGCGACTACCAGAAGAAGCTTTTTGAGAGCATCGACGCGCTGAACCAGAAGTTTGACGCATGGCTTGCGGCGCAGGCGCCGAAGCCGGAGCCGGAGGAAAAGGACCCCATCGACGAGGCGCTTGAGGTCATCGAAAACGAGCTTGGCGTTGACTGCAAGGACGAGGACCCGGAGGCAAAGCCTGCCGAGGAAACCGACGCGGATTGCAACGACGAGGAAAAGCCCGCCGAGGATGAGACCGCCGCAGAGGGCGGCGAGGAGGCCCACGTTGTACCCGCCGAGGAAATGGACGGCGCGAAGGATTGCGGCCCGGCGATGGACGCCGCGACCCGCAAGGGCATCCTGCTTGCAATGCGTCCGGCTATCGCAAACATCAAGGACGAAGCACAGCGGAAGGCAATGACCGACGCCGTGCTTAAAATCGTAAACGCCAAGAAGGAAACCGCACAGGATTCCGATGCGGCAAAGCTTGCGAAGATCGCGGCAGGCGTTAAGGCCCCGAAGGCAAAGAACGCTGTTGACATTGACGCCGTGCAGGCGCTTTACGATGCACGCAACCCCCATAAAGCAAAGAAGGAGGATAAATAATCATGACGAATCAGGTCATTGGTAAGAGCATGTTCCACGGCTTCGCGGGAGATTTTTCCCGTCAGCCCGACACCATTATCGATACCCACGTTGCAGGCGGATCGCTTGCTTTCGGTCAGGGCGTCGTTTTCAGCGGTGACGCTGTTGTAACGCCCGGAAGCACCGCAACCGCCGCAGATTTCGGCGGCATTGTGCTCCGTGAGACCAAGAGCGCGACCAACTACCTTGCGCAGAACGTCGGCTCCTACGTCCAGTACGACGCGGTCCCGGTCCTTAAGCGCGGATGCGCAAACGTCATTTGTCAGAACGGCACGCCGGCTTTCGACGGTGACGTGTACCTGCGCGTCGCGGCTAACGCTTCCCTTCCGAATGCGGTTGTTGGCGGCTTTGAGGCCGCGGCGGACGGTGCAAACTCCGTCAAGCTGACGAACGTCAAGTGGAAGGGTGCGGCGGATACTAACGGCGTTGCCGAGGTCCGTATCATGACCACGACCCACGCATAAAAAGAAAGGAGACTGTGAACAATGGCAAAATTTCAGACCGTAGGCGTTGAACAGCTCGGCTTTGCCGGAGCTAATGTTTCCAAGCCTTTTGCAATGGACGCCGCCGGAATTGCTTCCGGTCAGGCTTTCCTTGAGTCCGAACTTGAAAAGCGCGACATGCTTGTCAGAACCCCGCTTACAAGCTTCACCTATACCCGTGATATTCCGATCCGCGTCGGCGGCGGTTGGGCCGAGTTTGTTTCCGCTATGAACGTGGAATATGGCCTTACCGGCGGAAGCGGTGACAACCTCATTCAGGCGGCGGCTGTTGACGGCATCCCGCTTGTTACCGCAAACTTCGGGAAGGACCTGTATAAGACCCACGTCATCAGCGCAGGAACCCGCGTTTTTTGGGTCGACATGCAGAGAGGCAACATGACCGGGCGCAACATTGACACCCTGCTCCGTGACGGCCTGCGCCTGTCCTACGACAAGCACATGGACGAAAACACTTACGCGGGCTTTGCGAAGTACAACACCACCGGTCTGCTGAACAACGCCGCTGTGACCATTAACAGCGCGACCGGCAACTTCAGGAACCTGACCCCGGCACAGATTCTTTCCGACATCAATCAGGCCATTCTTGATGCATGGAGCGCCGCAGGAAATGACCTTGACGCGATCCCGAACCACATTATCATGCCTTACGACCAGTACAATTACATCGCAACCACGATGGTTTCTCAGCTTGCGGAAAAGTCCATTCTGGATTATCTGCTTGAGAATAACGTTGCGAAGGCTAACGGCGGCGACCTGTTTATCGGTGCGACGGCATGGTGCAAGGGCGCAGGCGCAGGCAACACCGACCGCATGGCGGTGTACTGCAACAAGGAACGCTATGTTGCTATGGATGAGCTTGTACCGCTTACCAGAGCGATGACAAGCCCCAATGCGGAGCGCTTCTCCTACGATACCGCTTATGCCGGAAACGTTTCCGAGGTCGAGGTTTTCTACAACCAGTCTATCATCTACGTTGACGGAATTTAAACCAACAAAGCGGGGGCTTTAAGCTCCCGCTTTTCGTTTATCCACCACGGAGGGCAACAGAATGTTTATCGTTTCAAAACGGAATTTCAATTTCGATTACTTCGATGGAACCGATCGCAAGCGCTACCACGTCCCGGCGGAATACATGGGAACCGTCCCGGATTTTCTTGCGGAAATGCCGCTTTTTAAGTCGGCTGTTAAAGGCGGCCTGATCCTTGTGCCGGATACAACGGCAGACAAGGCCCTGCACAAAGCGGAGGACAAGGCGGCGCAGGCAGAAGCGGCGGCGGACATCCGCCCGGATGCAAAGAAGCGGACCCGGAAAAAGTAAGAAAGGAGGGCGCGGAAATGTGGCCTTTTGAACTGTCCTATAACCCAATGGTTCCGCTTTTTGAAGAAAAGAAGCGGATCGCGGCAAACATTCCCGCGCCTTGCGAAAGCGGGGAGTACACGGCGGAAATGTTCGCCGAGGATTTCCCGGAATTCTACACGGCGGAGCTTTCACAGGAGACCGGCGAAAACGTTTATACTTCCATGCTCCCGGCGTCTGTTCTGGATGGCATTATATCGCGCGCAAACGCGTCTGTTTTGCCGTCAAGGTGGGGGGCTGATTGGAGACACGCCGCAGGGCTTTTCGTGGCGCATTTTGCCGCCCTGCGGCTTCAGACGTACAAGCCGGGCGGGGACCCCGCAAGCGTTGCGGCATCGGCGGCAAACGTCGGCACCATGAAATCCGCTTCCCTTGGTGACACGTCCATCAGCTACGACAACGCGGCAGTTAATGCAGGGACGGAAAAATGGGGCGCGTGGAACCTTACGACTTACGGCACACAGCTTGCGACCATGGCGCGGTTAATCGGCATGGCGGGAATGTACGCGATTTAAGGAGGGCGGCGGAATGTTTGCCTTAAACAATTGGTACACCGACAGCATGGACGTTTACCGGGTGCTTGAGCGCGAAATTGACGGCGTGACGCGGCAACAGCGCGAGCAGATCGCGCATGGCGTCCCGTGCCGGGTCTACAGTTCACAGGTTAACAACCTGACACCGAGGGAAACGGCGGCGACGGTCCGGGCAAGTGAAAAGCTTGCGTGCGCGGTTGACGTTGACATCATGGCGGGCGACGAACTGCTTGTGACGCGCGGCGGAAATCTTAGGGGCCGCTTGTATGAAAGGACCGTTCAGCGTGTCCGGTACATTGCCGGGGAACCGCAGGACTTTTTCGATCCCGTAGGCGGTGCGCTTACGACGTTGGAACACAAGGAAGTCGGACTGCTCCGGGAAAACATCGCGAGGTGAGGCTATGTCAAGTTTCGGCTCACAGATAAGGAAGCGGGCGCGTGAACTTGAAAAGGCCGGAGTTGACGTCAAAGCCGTCATGAACGAGGTGCAGGAAAACGCGACCATTGCGGCGGTAGAAGCGGCGACAAAACACACGCCGCCGAACGGACCGCACACGAAGCTTGCCGGAACAAACATGCGGAGCGGAGCGCTTGCGCAGGCGTGGAGCACGGACAGCGTGACAAAGCCGAAAAACGGACGGACGATTCTTGCAAACAATCAGCTATACGCGTCTT